AAAAAAGGTGCCGCGCTGGCAGACCGCAAGTTCGCAATAGTCTGCCTTACCAAAAAGCAGTCAGAGAGTACCGAAAGGCGCTCTCTTTCTTTATGCCATAAAGGAGGGGATACCTATGGATTTAATAGTCCGCAAAATCCCGCAGAGCGACACCATCAAGGTATATCCGGTATCTGATGTGCATTTGGGCAGCATCCTACATGATAAAGAGGGCTGGCAAGCATTCTGCCGCCGGGTAGAGCGGGAGGACGCTTATCTCATCCTTGGCGGCGATCTCATCAACAACAATACCCGGAACGCGGTGGGAAGCCCCTTTGAGGATTATATCCGCCCGCGGGAGCAGAAAAAGATGATGGTGGAAATGCTAACGCCCATCAAGGATAAGATACTCTGCGCGGTATCCGGTAACCACGAAGCGAGGACGGCCAAGGACACCGACCAAGACATTATGGGCGATATCATGTGCAAGCTGGACATGGAGGACTACTACGCCGAGGATATAGCATTCCTCAAACTGGAGATTGGGCGCAGGGTAACAAGAGATATCCCTATCACCAGCTATACGATGGCTGTTACCCATGGCTCCGGCGGCGGCATTTACACCGGTGCAACGGTCAACCGCAATGAGCGCTTCGGCTACACCATAGAAGGCATTGACGCTCTGATTGTTGGCCACACCCACAAAGGAACCATCAGTAAGCCCAAAAAGATCGTGGTAGACAGTAACAACAATGTTATCCGTACCAAGCAGCTGGTAGTGGTTAGCTGTACCGCATGGCAGCAGTACGGAGGCTACGCAGCCCGGAAGATGCTGCTGCCCAGCAGCGAGAGCGACCATGAGCAGCCGCAGACGCTCCTGCTGTGCGGGAACAAGACAGGCACTAAGCGGATAACCACGGTTTGGTAACAATAATTGGTAGCCCGGCATAGTAGACACCGGGAGGGATAGGGCGGGTAATGAACATTGTATTTGATTATAATTCTCCCAGGTGGCGGAGGAAGCGCCAACAGATATTAAGGCGTGACGGATATATGTGCCAGCACTGCAAGAGGTACGGAAAGGCGGTACAGGCTACAACGGTGCATCATATCAAACACGCAGATGAGTACCCGGAGTTGGCTTACGAAGATAAAAATTTAGTAAGCCTGTGTGAGGGCTGCCATAACAAGCAGCACCCGGAAAAAGCAACAGCAGCAAGGGGCCGTTACTGATACCCCCCCTATCCGTTGCGCCTTCCGCCTGTCTATGGGGACCGGCGGGGGGAACTTTTTCCAACTCTACGGTATATTTTTGAGAAAGGGGAAGCCATGACAAAGGAAAAATGGGTTGAAACTATCGAAAAACAGATGGAAAAACTCGGTACGGCCGACCCATCTTATCAATCTGCGGTAGAAACGCTTGCAGAGATACTGGAACAGCGGGATAAGACCAAGGCCGAGTTCAAAAAGTCCGGCGGTAAGTCCGTCATCGAATATACCAACAAAGGGAACGCCACAAACATGGTAAAAAACCCTCTGTTGATTCTGTGGGACGACCTCAACAAGAGCGCACTGGCATACTGGCGCGAATTGGGGCTTACTCCATCGAGTTTCCGCAAAATGACCGGCGGAGTGAAGGAAAAGGAGGAAAAGGGCGGCCTTGCCGCTGCTCTTGCCAGCCTTGAGACAGATTAAGGGTAAGAACTGGCCAGTAGTCCTTGAGTATGCCGAAAGCATCAGAGACGGGAGAAAGGTCGCTTGCAAGGAATTGCGGCAGGCTGTTGACCGTTTCTTTGCTGACCTCGATAATGACGAGTACGATTTCGCGCCGAAAGGGCCGGAGTTCTGTATTCAAATCATCGAAAAGACCCTCTGCCACCAGCAGGGGGAAAAGCTGGACGGTACACCGCTCCGGGGAAAGCCATTCCTGTTGGAGCCGTTTCACAAATTCATCATATACAATCTTCTTGGGTTTAAGTTGAAAGGCACCGATGTGGAGCGGTTTCATGAAGCCCTTATTTTTATCCCTCGAAAGAACACCAAAACCAGTTTTGCCGCTTCCCTCGCATGGGCGCTGTCCCTGTGGTACCGGCGCAGCGGTTCCAAAACCTACATATCGGCCGCGGCTCTGATGCAGTCCCTTGAAAGCTTTAATTTTCTGGATTATAACATCCGGCTTATGGGCGAGGACGAGAAGCATGGCGGCGGTGTAAAGATCATTGACAACAACAACGAGCACTCAATGGAGGCAGAGCTTCCAGACGGCTCGTTTTTTATCCGCGCTCTGGCTGCAAACCCGGATGCGCAGGATTCTCTTAACTGCAATATTGCGATCTGCGATGAAATCCACGCTTTTACAAAGCCTAAGCAGTACAACCTTTTTAAGGAAGCCATGAAAGCCTACACCAACAAGCTGCTGATAGGTATTTCCACGGCTGGCGATAACGAACAGGGCTTCCTTGGGCAACGGCTGCAATACTGCCGAAAGGTGCTGGATGGCACCATCAAGGACGAACAATATTTTATCTTTATGTGCTGCGCCAATCCGGATGAGGAGGGAAATATCGACTATACCAATCCCCTGGTACATGAGATGGCCAATCCGGCCTATGGCGTTTCCATCCGGCCGGAGGAAATTCTAAACGATAGCTTGCAGGCGCAGAATGACCCGCAGCAGCGGAAAGATTTCTTCGCAAAGTCTCTCAATGTCTATACCGGGGCTATCAAGTCCTATTTCAACCTCGACGAATTCCGGCGAAGCGATGAAAAATACAACTGGACGCTGGACGAGCTTTCCAAGCTCCCAATAGACTGGTACGGTGGTGCAGACCTCTCAAAAATGCACGACCTAACGGCGGCTGCGCTTTTTGGAAATTACAAAGGCGTGGATATCATCATCAGTCACGCTTGGTTCCCTGTGGTGCAGGCTCATGTTAAGGCCGACGAGGATGGTATACCGCTTTTCGGCTGGGCCGATGATGGACTTTTGACCATGTGCAACAGTCCAACCGTAAACCACGCCGATGTTGTCAACTGGTTTGTTACAATGCGAAAGCGCGGTTTCCGAATACGACAGGTGGGGCATGACCGTAAATTCTGCCGAGAGTATTTCATTGGCATGAAATCGGCTGGGTTTAACATTATCGACCAACCGCAGTATTTTTACAGGAAATCAGAAGGTTTCCGGCATATCGAGCAGAGCGCCAAAAATGGGACGCTGTACTATATGCATTCCGAAGCATATGAGTATTGTGTTGGGAATGTCTCGGCCGTCGAAAAGACAGACGACATGATCCAGTACGACAAGGTAAGACCGACAAACCGAATTGATGTGTTCGATGCCTCCGTATTCGCCACGGTGCGGTACTTGGAGGCTTTGGATAAATCTAAAGCAGGAAAGAAATGGTGGGGTGATAAATGAGCATAGCAAATTTTTTTGAGCGCTTCCGCTCTCGGGATAAGCCCCAAACGCGGAGCGCTGTATGCCTGTGTGATGGAACCGGCTGGAAAGACCTAACCTGTTCCGGCTATACAGACCTTGCGCACAACCCGGAAATCTGTGCCGCTGTTGATAGGATTGCGTCTTTAATTGGAAGTATGACAATCTATCTGATGCAAAACACCGATAGTGGAGATATCCGGGTTAAAAATGGGCTGTCTCGTGTGGTTGATATCGAGCCGAACAGCTACATGGGTCGGTCAAACTTTATCCAGTGGATCATCAAAACAATGCTGCTGGATGGCCGGGGGAACGCTGTAGTGCTCCCAAAGACCCGGAAGGGGCTGCTCCGGCGGCTTGACCCGATTCCGGCGGCGTTTGTAGCATTTGTACCGAATGGGGAACGGTATTATAGCATCGAAATATCTGGGAAACCCTATGACCCGAATGATGTGCTGCATTTTGCCATAAATCCGAGCAATTACTACCCATGGCAAGGCACTGGGTACAGCATTGCGCTGGCTGATGTGGCAAATAACCTCAAGCAAGCGGCGAAAACAGAAAATGGTTTCATGGCCAGTGAATGGAAACCGTCTCTTATCGTGAAGGTGGATTCGCTGACGGACGAGTTTTCTGACCCGGAGGGGCGTGCAAAGCTCCTTGGCGATTTTGTTGCAAGCAATAAAGCCGGGGAACCTTGGCTGATTCCTGCCGAGCAATTCTCGGTGGAACAGGTAAGGCCCCTTACTCTATCTGATCTTGCGCTGGCAGACTTCGTAAAACTGGATAAAACGACGGTGGCAACCATTCTTGGCGTGCCGCCTTTTGTTTTGGGCGTTGGCGAGTTCAAGCGAGACGAATGGAACAACTTTATTTCTTCCCGTATCATGCCGATTGCACAGATTTTGGAGCAGGAGTTTAGCCGAAAGCTGCTCGTATCTCCGGATTACTTTTTCCGCTTCAATGTCCGATCCCTCTACAACTATTCCTTGGAGGAAACCATCAAAGCTGGCGCGGAAATGGTTGACCGCATGGCAATGACACGGAACGAGTGGCGCAGTTGGGTTGGGCTTACTCCGCACGAGGGAATGGATGAGCTTTTGGCCCTTGAAAACTACATTCCCGCGGACCGCCTTGGCGATCAGAAAAAACTAAACGGAGGAGGTGAGTAAATGGTAGGAGCAAGACAGGCAATCAGCCGCAGTGGCGACTTCAAAACCCGCGCTGCTGATGGAAACCTCTACATTGAGGGCTATTTCGCCACCTTTACCGGCGAATACCGGATGTGGGATAAAGCCATCGAGCGCATTGACCGAGGAGCCTTTGATGGTACCCTCGGTGATGATATTCGGGCGCTGGTTAACCATGATACCACAATCGTGCTTGGCAGAACAACAGCTGGTACACTGACCCTCCGCGTTGACGATTTGGGCCTTTGGGGGTCCATCCTCATTAATCAAGCGGATCAGGATGCCATGAACGCCTATGAGCGCGTAAAGCGTGGGGATGTTTCCCAATGTTCTTTCGGCTTTGACATCCTTGACGAGGAAACCGAAATCCGGCCAGATGGCACAACCGTGTGGACTATTCGCAAAGTCAAACTGTATGAGGTATCGGTCGTTACCTTCCCGGCCTACGAGGACACCATGGTAGAGGCTCGGAAAAAAGACCTTGAAAAGATCAACGAGCGCAAGCTCGACCAATGGAGGGCCGAAGCCCTCAAAAAGCTAAGAAAGGAGTGCTGACATGGCACTGAAATCCATTATGATTGCCAAAAAGCTGGAACTGAAAAGAGCAGCTTTTGAGGCACTGGTAGCTAAAGACGCAGAATTTGCAACACGCTCCGCTGAAATCGAAAAAGCAATCGGCGAAGCTACCACCGATGAGGAGCAGCAGGCTGTTGAGGACGCCATGAACAAATTTACCGAGGAACAGGATGCCCACAACGCCGAAAAAGAAAAACTGTCCGCAGAAATCAAGGGCCTTGAGGAAGATTTGGAAAATGCCGAAAAGGATCCTCCCAAGGCTGAACCCAAAGCAGAAAAGAAAGACGAAAGGAATGATTTTACCATGAATACCATCAACATTCGCTCCCTCCCCATGAATGTGCGCGCCTTTGACGCTCTTCCCAAAGAGCAGCGTGACGCTATCGTAGCCCAGCCCGATGTGCAGACCTTCTTTGCGGAGCTTCGTAACGCTGCCCGCAGCAAGAGAGATATCACCGGTGGTGAGCTGACCATCCCTGTTGTATTCCTCGACCTCATTGCCGAGAATATGTATCGCTACTCCAAACTGATGCGTCGGGTCCGCATCCGCAATGTCAATGGCGAAGCCCGTCAGACCATTGCCGGTACTGTCCCCGAGGCCGTTTGGACTGAAATGTGCGGCGCCATCAATGAGCTGACCTTCAGCTTTAACCAGATCACTCTTGACGGCTTCAAGGTTGCCGGTTATGTTCCTGTTTGTAATTCCCTGCTGGAGGATAACGATGTAAACCTCGCCTCCTGGATCGTCGAGATGCTGTCCGAGGCTATCGGCCTTGCCAAGGATAAGGCCATCCTGTACGGCAAGGGCGCTGGTCAGAAGATGCCTCTCGGTATTGTGACGCGTCTGGCGCAGGAGAGCAAACCCAGCGATTACCCGGCCAATGCTCCTGCTTGGGTTGACCTGCACACCTCCAACATCATCACCATTCCCACCGCTTCCACCGGTGAGGCTTTCTGGGCTGCACTGGCTGTTGCCGCCGGAAACACCTTCACCCGCTATTCCCGTGGTGAGCGCTTCTGGGCGATGAACAGCAAGACCCTTGCTACGCTGCAGTCCAAGGCAATCCTTGCTACCGCTTTGGGCCGGTATGTCACCTTTGACGGTATGACCATGCCCATCATCGGCGGTGATGTGGAAATCCTCGAATTTATCCCCGATGGCGACATCGTTGGCGGCTATGGCGACCTGTACCTGTGGGCGCAGCGCTCCGGCATGACCATCGAAGCATCCCGCGAGGTTCAGTTCATTCAGGACAACACCGTATTCCGCGGCAAAGAGCGTGCTGACGGTATGCCCGTTATCCCCGGCGCTTTTGTGGCGATCAACATTAACGGCGCTTCCGTAACCACCTCCATGACCTTTGCGGCTGATACCGCCAACAACGCTAAGTTGTCCGCTCTGACCGTTGGAAACCTGTCCCTCAGCCCTGCTTTTGATGGCGATGTGCTGAGCTACACCGCTACCGCTTCCGCTGCGACTGCTGCAGTAAACGCCACTACCGAGGTTGCCGGTGCGCAGGTCGCTATCGCCTACAACAACGCCAATGTGAAGAACGGCGGCTCTGTTACCTGGCTGGCTGATGGCGCTGCCCATCCTCTGACCGTTACTGTCAAGAATGGCAACGAGACCGTTGTTTACACAGTCAATGTAACCAAGGCTTCCTAAAAGGGGGTTAAAGCATGACAGACGCTGATATCCTCGTGATCTTGAAGGTTGATTTGCAACTTTCCACAACAGCGCTTGACGATTACCTGTCGGCGTTGATCGCGTCTGCCAAGGAGTATATCGCTACCGAGGGAATCGTACTTTCCACCAGCACCGGTGATGCTATGCTGGTGGAGATGTACGCTGCCTACCTTTACCGGCAACGCCGGGAAAAGGTCGTAGCAATGCCCCGGATGCTCCGGTGGGCACTCAACAACCGGCTGTTTGAGCAAAAGGTGGGTGATTGATTTGGATGATCTCATTACATTAATCTCCCAAACCTTTGAGCAGAACGATATCGGGGTACAGATTGCCACAGAAACCACAACACAGGTCTGGGCGCGGCTGCAGTCCGCTACACGGGCGGAGTTCTATTCCGCCGGTCAAAACGGCTTGCAGCCGTCCCTTGTGGCGGTTACTCCTATCGCCAACTATGCTGGGCAGAAATTAGCCGAGTGGCACGGCACACGCTATTCCATTTATCGCACCTATTTTGCAACAGGCAGCGATGAAATAGAGCTGTACCTAGAGGAAAAGGTGGGCAACGATGTCGAAAACGGTTAGACCGGATGAGTTGACAACGGCAATCCTGTCCGAACTGAAAAACTATGACCAGGCTGTTACGGATGGCGTAAAAAAAGAGGTTCGGCAGGTGGCAAAGGAATGTCGCCAAGACATTGTGACCGGCAGCCCGGTACAGACCGGCGATTATAAGGCCGGTTGGCGTGACAAGGTCGCATATGAGAGCTACAGCGATATCCGTATGCGAATTTTCAACAAAACGGATTACCAGCTCACGCACTTGCTGGAACATGGTCACGCAGGCCTAGGCGGAACCGCAAAAGGCTCTGCCCGCCCATTCCCCCACATCGGCCCAGCGGAGCAAAAGGCAGAGCAGAAACTATTAACCCGTGTAAAGGTGGTGATTAAGAAAGGATGACACTGCAAGAGGTCAATTCCCTGTTAAAACAGACGAGGATGCCCGTAGCTTACGGTTACTTCAATAAGCCGCAAAAGTTACCGTATATCCTCTATCGCGTCTCCTACTCTAATAATTTTGGCGCTGACAATGTGGTGTATCACCCCATCAACCATATACAGGTTGAGCTTTACACAAAAGATAAAGACCTAACAGCAGAGGGCAAAGTCGAACAGGCTTTGTCCTCTCTGTTTTGGCAAAAGTCCGAAAGTTACATTGAGGATCAACAATGTAACCAAGTAGTTTATGAAATCGAGGTGTAAAAATGGCTGATAAAGTTAAATTCGGTATCTCGAATGTCCATTACGCTATCCTCGACGGGGAAAATAACACCTATGGCACTCCCGTAGCCATCCCCGGCGCAGTTAGCCTGTCTTTGGAGCCTTCCGGCGATACCACACCGTTTTATGCGGACAACATTCAGTATTTCGTAGCCGTGGCGAACAGCGGCTACACCGGCGATCTTGAAGTCGCCGTTTTCCCCGAGGCATTCCTCAAGGATGTTTTCGGGTACACTCTTGACACCACCAGCAAGGTGATGATCGAGAATGCAAACATTCAGCCCAAGTCTTTCGCACTGCTGTTCCAAGAGGAGGGCGATGTGAACGGGACGAAGTTTGTTCTTTACAACTGCACCTGCACTCGGCCTACCCGTGAGCTGAACACCACGACCGAGAGCGTAGAGCCGCAGACACAGACCGTCAGCATCACCGCTTCCCCGCTGGCAAACGGCAACTCCCTTGCCTACACTACGGCGGAGACCCCGGAGGCGACCGTGAACGGCTGGTACACCGCCGTATTCACTCCGACGACTGGAGGCTGAAATGAACAAAGTAATCGAGATCGACGGAAAAAGTGTAGGGTTGTGCGCTAATGCGCTGACCCCACGCATCTACCGCCACAAGGTGGGTCGGGACATTGTCCGAGACCTGCAAAAGCTACAAACGGCAGCGACATCCGAGGACGGATCTTTTTCCGTAAGCGATCTTGAAATATTTGAGGATGTCGCTTTTATCATGGCTCGGCAATATGACGGGTCCATCCCGGACAATGTTGACGAGTGGCTGGAGCAGTTTGAGATGTTTTCCATCTATAAAGTGCTCCCTGCCATTTTGGAGCTTTGGAGCCTGAACAACAAGACTACCGCTGTTCCAAAAAAAAAATAAAACAAACCGTGCGTGAGCCCACCGGGTCAACCTTTATGCTCCGCTGCGCTGAACTCGGGTTATCCGATGAAGCGCTGGAGGACATGACCTGCGGAATGGTCTATGATTTGATGATCGAAAAGGCCAACGACGCAGAACAGTATGCCATAAAGGGCAGACCCGGCGGCTTGCGTGATTTCTTCGCAGGAGGTGGTAAGATTGGCTGAAAATGTTAAAGGCATCGTTGTTGAAATCGGCGGCGATACAAAGGGATTGTCGAAAGCGATCAGCTCGCTGAACAGCGAAATCCGTGGGACACAATCGGAGCTTAATAAAGTCAATCGCCTGCTGAAACTCGACCCGACTAATATTGACCTGCTCAAACAAAAGGAGCAATTGCTCGGGGAACAAATCAAAAATACAGAAAACAAGGTTGAAAGCCTCCGAAACGCCAAAAAGAAAGCGGATCAGGAAATGGCGGACGGCACGGAGATCAACCAAAAACAATACCGTGAGTTAGTCCGGGAACTGACCAGCGCCGAACTAAAGCTGAAAGACCTACAGGCCGAAGCGTCCAAGAGCCGTGCGGCACTCGCACAGGTTTCAGCGGTTACCGGCGAAATAGCAGAAAAGTCCGGGAACATTGCAAAGAAGTTTGCACCGGCATCTTTGGCCTTTGCAGGAGCAGGAGTGGCAGCCACAAAAGCGGCTGTAGAATTTGAAAGCGCCTTTGCTGGCGTTGAAAAAACAGTAGACGGCACTACAGAGCAGCTTGCGGCACTCAGGCAGGGCATATTGGACATGGCAGAAGAAATTCCTGCGTCCACTACGGAGATTGCGGCGGTTGCGGAAGCTGCTGGACAGTTGGGTATTGCCACCGATGATGTACTTGACTTTACCCGCGTTATGATCGACTTAGGCGAAGCAACCAACCTTTCCGCTGATGAAGCTGCCTCTGCACTTGCCAAATTTGCCAACATTACCGGAACGACCGCTGATGAATACTCCAAACTCGGCAGTACCATCGTTGACCTTGGCAATAACTTTGCCACAACAGAGCGCGATATTGTTGAGATGGCTACACGCCTTGCGTCTGCTGGTACAGTTGCCGGGTTGTCTGAACAGGATATCCTTGCATTGTCTACCGCAATGTCCTCGGTTGGCATCAACGCAGAGGCAGGCGGTACGGCAATGACCCAAACAATGACCGCAATAAGCAAGGCTGTGTCTGCTGGCGGTGATGATCTTGAAACATTCGCAAAGATCGCTGGTGTATCTGCTTCTGAATTCGCAGATATGTGGGGCAATGAACCGATAGACGCAATCAGTGCTTTCATCGGCGGGCTTGGGAAGATGAACAAAAATGGAGAGGACACAATCTCCGTATTGGATGAATTGGGGCTCTCCGGGATTCGCCAGTCTAATATGCTTCGTGCGTTAGCCCTTGCGTCCGATGTATTGGACGATGCTGTTACAACCGCAAATACTGCATGGGACGAAAATATCGCCCTCTCCAACGAGGCAAGCAAAAGATACGCAACGACCGAAAGCCAGATGAAAATACTCCGAAACGGGCTCAATAACTTGGCAATTTCCATCGGTGATATCCTGCTGCCGATTATCAATAAAATCGTCGCAGGGCTTCAAAATGCAATCGATTGGTTTTCAAACCTTGACGATGGTGTAAAGAAAACAATCCTTATTGTCGGCGGTCTTATTGCGGCGATTTCTCCGATTGCAGGTATTATTTCAGGAATTGCCGGAGCCATCAGTTTTATAACTGGAACGGTTATCCCGGCGCTGATAACGGCCATAAATTTCATAATTGCAAATCCTATCGTGCTGCTCATAGCGGCCATTGTAGGACTTGTTGCGCTGATTGCAACAAAGGGTGACGAGATACAGGCCATCCTCCAGCGTGTGGATGATTTCTTGCAGGGCGTATTTACGACGGATTGGTCGGAATCGTTTGGAATATTGGGGGAAATCTTAAATTTCTTCTTCGCAACAGTAAAATCTATTTGGGATTCCATAAAGGCCGTTTTTGACGGTATTATCGATTTTGTTCGTGGCGTTTTTACTGGAGATTGGGAAAGAGCATGGACAGGTGTTCAGGAAATCTTTAAGGGCATCTTTACGGCCCTTGTGGCGATTGCAAAGGCTCCTCTTAATGGCATCATCGGCCTTATCAACATGGTTATTGACGCCATTAACTGGATGATAAACGGCCTTAACAGCATTCACTTTGATGTCCCTGACTGGGTTCCTGTTTTGGGCGGTAAGTCCCTCGGATTTAATATTCCGACCATCGGAAAAATTGCTTATCTTGCCAAGGGCGGAGTTTTGTCCTCCGGCAGCGCCATCGTCGGCGAAGCCGGGCCGGAGCTGCTTACCATGGCCGGTGGCCGTGCCCATGTTATGCCACTGAACGGAAACGACCGTGGCGGCATCACCATCGAAATGAACAACACATTTAACGGCTACGATAACGCAGCCGGTGAAGCTGCCGCAAGGAACTTGGTACAGGCGGTCAACCGTGCGCTTGGGAGGGCTTACTGATGAGAAAATTTAAGCTCCAGAACGGTGTCGGCGCCGAATGGGATTTGATGGATAAAACGGCGTACTTTAATGCGCCGGGTGGATTAGGCTTCGGCAAAACCTACTCCACCATACAAGCCGGAAGCGCATGGTTGGTATCGGATGATTTCCTTAACCAGTATGCCGTTACAGGCGAAATGATATTCTTCGACTATGCACGGTATCAGGCGTTTATTTCGTTTGTGACAAAAGGCCCGCTTTACCTGATGTATTCCCCGCTTGACACTTGGTACAAAATCAAGTGTGAAGTGCAGTCTGCGGATAAGTCGGAGCTGAAATCCGGCTATTTGGCAGTACCGATTACATTCCTCTGCTTCGGGACTTGGCATGAAGCTGTTAAGGTAACGCAAAGCCAAGCGCCAGACCAAGGGATTAAAAGGTACAGCTATACCTATCCATATTATTACGCAGAAACAGCAACGGGAACTGCAAGGATAAGAAACGGAGATTTGGCATCTCCATGCAAGCTGCAAATCTTCGGGCCGGTCGTCAATCCTGCTTGGGCGCTTATCAAGGCCGGTACCCGTGTAGCGGTCGGAAAAGTAACCGCAACAATCCCTGACGGCCACAAACTCGTTGTTGATGCTGACCCTGCAACAATGGAGATCGCAGAGTATGCGCTCGACGGGACATACATCCAAAACCTGTACCAGTCCAGCGACTTTTCGACCGGAAGATTTATCTATGCTCCGCCGGGAGAAAGCACTTTGACCTTTTCGCACGACGGCACATCGGATATCGTAGCATATGTGGAGGTGGAGAAACTTGCATACTCTGTTTAAGTGCGAAGTATTCGCAAGGGATTTCACATTCCGAAGTTTTGCTCCGATTGAAAGCCCGGAGATACAGTTTGACTACCTGACCGTAGAAAAAACTACTCTCCGGGCTGTAAAGCTGGATGCAAAAAAGGGCGACTTTATAAGCGTTACAGACCAAAACGGGAATGTAGCTTATCAGGGAATCGTGGATGATGTCGAAACCGACAAAACAGGCGTGACCATCTCTGCACAGCCATTGATGGCGCTGTTTGATGTTGATGTGCATTTTGACCGCACCACATCCTCCAAAATAGAGCAGTTTATCGCCGGTATCATAACGGACAATTTCATTTCCTCCCATGATGCATTACAAAACATCACCGGCATGACGGTGGAAACGACCTCCGAGACCACCGGAGCGCTGAACCTCAAGGATAACATCCACAGCTTTTACGAGATCATTACCAAATCCTTGACAGCTTACGGCATAGCCATAAACATGGCCTTTGACCCGCAGAATAAGGCTATTACCGTTACGGTTGGAAAGGTAAGTGAAAGCGCTGTCATCGAAGCAAGCCTACAAGCCATTGTGGATAAAAATATTATCATTGGCGACAGCTCCGGCCAGCTGAACAAGGTGACCATCTACAACAAAGCGGATGAAACGCAGAATGTTACCTATTATCTGCACCCAAACGGAAAGGTTGACACCAACAATTCCGACCGGATTACGCCGGTATTCTTCGCAGCGCAGTTTTTGGAGACCGATGTGGACTTTGATACCGCAGCTTATCAAAAGGCATACGAAGCACTCACTCCGCAGCAGTATGACAACATGATTGAGCTGGCTTCCCGCAACGACTGCGGCGTGCTTGATACCTCTATGGCCATTGGAACAGAGGTGCTTGTAATTGACGGAGACAGCAGTTACAAATCCATCCTTACCGGCTATACCCGGTCACAGGATATCACAAAAATGACATTTGGCGTTGTCCGCGCCGATTTGACCAAAATCCTAATCCTTGAAAGGAGGGCAAACGCATGATAACGCTACTCCAATATAACGCATCTATTGTTACCCCTACCGATGATGCTTACCTGTATAATCACATCATCAACGACAGCGGTATATTTACCGGCGTGGAGGTAACAACACAGGGCGGAAACATCATCAATGTTTCGGATGGCCGCGGAATTATCCTCGGCCGAAACTTTGTGGTAGAAGCGCAGACCATCAATGCTACGCTCCCGACCAGCGGCTCCGTCCCCGGTCGATTGCTTATCCAAATTGACATGGCAAACACCGAAGCGCCGATTGCTTTTGTGACGCAGGCAGCCGATCCGCTTCCGGCACTTGTGCAGGAGGATATCAATGCAAGCGGTACTGTGTACCAGCTGCCGATAGCCACTTACACAGCCCAGCCCACAATGATCTCCGATTTGCAGTATGTAGCGCACACCATCAGCCCCGGTACTGTTGCGAGCTTTAACGGCCGCACCGGTGCAGTTACGCCGCAAACGGGAGATTACACAGGAAGCCAAATCAAAATCCCCGGCTACAAGCAGGCTTCCTCCCGACAAAATGTGACCAGCTCCGATACCGTAACACAGGCCATCGGTAAAATGGAGTACAAAATAAACCGCACTTTTGTGGTTAAGCAAATCTCCCTCCCAGCTGCATCGTGGATGGGCGCAGAAAGTCCGTACAGCCAAACCATCAGCGGGCTTGGGACTACTGCAAACAGCAAGGTAGACATCCAAATGGACGCAACAGCCCTCGGTGTACTCATCGACAGCGGCACCAGCGCTATCTGGATTGAAAACAACAATGGCACCCTTACCGCAAAAGCGCTTGGAGAGAAGCCCAATGCTAATCTTTCGGTTCAGGTGACCATCACGGAGGTATCTGCATGAGCGTAATTTACGGTAACCCAATTATTACCAACGGGGGGGGTAAAACTCAACATAGACTACGGAGCAACCCCTCCCTCTGACACCACCAAGCTCTGGGTACCATTGTCAACAAAACCGAGCAGTATTTCGTTACAGACTGGTGTTGATGTTGGCGATTTCGCTTCTAAAACAATCAATATCGTTGACACGAACGGAAACCAAGCGAGTATTCCTCAATATTCAGGAATTGCAGACGATGGTAATGGTGGTTGGTATTGCTTCGGCGGTGGTGAAGGAACGGTTAGCTATGGCCCAAAAGCCAGCAAAAATATATGGCATATCACAGCAAGTGGAGTTATCAGTAAAATTGCGCAGACGCTTGTTTATGTGACTGCAATCCCATGGTGTATTCGGAATGGTTCATATATATATATTTTTGGCGGCTTCAAGAACCCACCAAGCTACAACCAAGCTGGTGGGCCGATGGTTCAAAAATTTAATATCCAAACAAGAGAAACAACATATGTTTGGTCAAGTGAACAAATTCAGTACACCACATCTTCTGGCGGCCCTTGGTGGGACGGATGCAAGCTGTTTAAGTATGGCAAGTATTTAATCCTTGCAGGCGGTAACTATCAATCAAATGACCTATATGGTTCTAACGGACAAGGTGGAAATCAAATTAGGTATTACGACACAACAAGTGATACGATTGTTTTCAAAACAATTTTTGCTGAAGTAGGGGTTTATGCACAAGCAAAACCATGTGCGATAACAAGTAATTTAGTTGTTTCTCCATATCCATCCTCTGCTCTTGGTTATAGATACAATCTTGACACATACTCCGCTGATAAAGAAGTACCGGCTGTACCGTCAGATAAGGTTGCAATTGTGAATAGAAGTTCCGTTCCATTTTTCTATTCCGGTAAATCGTATTTTAGCGAAATGGCACCCACAAGTAGAATATATCATAACAGAAAACTATTGTCAATCCCCAACTTTGAATTTATCAAAAAATTTCGCTAAATTAAGTCACCCGCCGCACCCGATGGTTTCTAATGCGGCACCAATATTCACATATTTTCTCCCTTGCATCTGATAATGACCATTGCATAGCATATCAGCTTCGGCAAGGTCGGTAGTATTTGCTGCGCAAATCTCCACCTTACCCTTGCCAAATCTGCTATGCCATGCATTTTTGCAATCACAGCGCTGACGGATAGCTGCGCCCGCCAGCGCTCCCCTATTTACTTTTTGTGGGATATGTGGTAGATTTAGCGTAGAGAGGACGAAAGGGGCAATATTATGGGTTTTATCGGGTTTAGCGTATGGTCAACCTATCAAGTACTATTTTTTATAGCGCTGGGCATAATATTTATCATGTGCATCATTATGGGTATACAATCGGCCAAGGCCGCAGACCGCAAGCAGGAAATCAAGCAGAAAATTGTTGACTATGAAAAAGACATTGCAGACCGTAACAGAGTTATATCTAAACAACGGCAGGAAATCGACTTTCTAACGCTAAAGTTAAAGGAATTGCAAGAAAGGAGCAAACCATGAACCTTTGGAGCAAATTATTCTTTGCGCACCGGGCAATAGCACATACCCACGATATATCACCATACACTCAAAACAACGCTATAAAGGCCGAACACGAAAAGCTAATGCAAGAACAATACGCAATGACACATCCAAAATGCGAAAAGGAAACCCCCAGCGAATAAGCTGGGGGTTATGTTATGCAATTTTGTTTTTGCGGATCCGGCGCTTGCTGCGGTTAGAAATCTCACCAGTGACTTCCGGCTGAAGCTCTCCCCTATTACGCATAATTTCCTCATCGCTGATATAATCCGCTTGCAGCATATTATCAATAAGCTGCTGCGTATCGTATCGGTTACGGTCCGCATCAGTTTGGCAATACACCCTTGCATCAATAGCAGCGAGCGGATATTGCGGATTACTGAAAGAAAGATCATATTCTACCGCATCATAAGTATAAACCGTACAAATGCGGGTAAACGGATGGGATAAATGACTGCGAGTCACTCTCACCGTATCGGTAATATCCCGCAGCTGCTTATCAAGAAAGTTCCAACGCTGGGTGGTGGCGTAAATCTGCAAATGGCGCTTCCTGCACTGGCAAAGGTGCTGAAATAGGATTTTCGGCACACTCTGTTTGCTGGCGGCAAAATCACGGCTATTGAATATCGTGCCTATTTCGTCAATCAGCACCAGCGTATTTTCCGGAGCATTTAGGATATCCTGCGGAGATCGCAGCGGCAGCACCTGCGTATGAGGAGGAAAGCCAGATAGCTGCAAATTCGTTACTATTGTCAGCTTTGGGTATCTTTTTGCCAGCGCATAGGCATCATGCACCATAGTGCAGGTTTTGCCGGCGCCGAACTTGCCCACATACAGATGCAGCCCCCAGCCGTCAAAATTAAGCCATGCACGATTTTTTATGTACGGTATCAAATCCTTGACCAGCAAGAAAAGGAACTTCGGCAGCCGCACCAAATAGCCCAGCCAAACCTTAATCATCATAAGCGCCTACCCCCGGAGGTAACAGCACAGATGATAGCACGAAACATACGCCAGCAGCCCCACAGGACACAGACTGCAAGCATCACCTGCATAAACCACGGAATGAACTCCGCAAAATCAGTAGGGACACCCGACAGCCCGAAAAAGTCGCACAGTGTTTGAAAAATACTGCTCATATTCTCCCCCCTTAATTATTCCAAATTCTGAACATCGTCCGCACCAATCCCAGCAGCAGGGACAGCAGCAAAAGCCCCTCGGTCACGGTGTACTGGGAAAAAGGCGTGGACATGATAGGACGATCATACAGGTTAGCTACCGTCACCGTTCCGGTAATCTCCGTCATAGCCTGTTCTTCCTGCTGCTCACCATCGGCAGGGGCAGCAGGAGTTTCACTCCCCTGCTCTTCCCCACCGGCTTCGGTGTTTTCTTCGGTGGTCTGTTCGGTTGTTTCTTCGTTCATAAATTCATTATCCATCTAAAAGCCCCCTTATAATTCGGATTGCAATATAGGCTACACAGCCCCACAAAGCGATATCCCAAAACGAGAATGTGAAGCCGTAAACGGTCATAGGCATCTTGAAAAAGTCCAAGACTACGCCAAAGAAACGAGTAAAATCTTCCATGCCATCACCCCCGAATAAACTTGATGATAGCCAATGCAATAGAAACCGCTATACCGGCTATCAGCAGGTCGATTATCTCACGGGGAACAAAGCCGAGGGCAGCGGCAAGGAAATCCCCAAAATGCCCGCCAAGACTCAACACAGCCTTAAAAGCATCTATCAGCGTGGATATGATACCGGTGATACCGGAAAGCAAAGACTGCACCACACCACCCACAAAGCCGCAAATGACATTTACCAAGCTTTTGACACTCGACAGCAGCCCATCAAAGAAACCGGGCTTACTGGGGTCATCGTCACTACCACCGGGGTCAGTGCTTTCATCCACAGAATAATAGAAAATATGCTCTCCGTCCGCTGTTACGGTTATTTCAGCCGATGCAGCCAAAGCCTTATATCCCTTTACTGTAGGAGCACTTGCTGTAAAGTCAGCACCTACCGCCAAGTTTTGATAGACGGTATCCCGGCGAACTTTATCGGTTGTGCCCTCTTTGTAGTAATGTACGGTAAAGCTGGTCGCTTCGGCTTCGGGGTTTGCATCGGTACCGGCTGCGGGGTCTTCCTTTTTGTCAATAACTTCAGCGAAATCATCTTCATTGACCACCTGACCTGCAAAACTATACCCGGTAAGCTCAACCCAATTACCATCCTTGCAAACAGAACCTTGGCACTCCGTCCAAGTACCGCTTTGATACTGCTGACAGCTTGTCACCTTTTTATCTGCATCAAGAGAAATATACACAGAGCCTTCAACAGGATATGAGGGACGGACACCACCAACCCGAAAATCGGCCACAGAAACGGCAGATTTAACGGCTACCGTTCCGTCAGGAACCGCAGAAATATCGGGAGTAACCAATACAGTCGGAACATCAAAGGGACCTACATGGGGGGTATATTCGCCAGAATATAGAGCGCCTTTAGATATGCGCAGTTCATCATAGCAAGAATAAGTCAAACCAGCAACACCAGAAAGAGAAACAGAAGAAATACTACCATTAGAAACATTCCAACCATCAGGAGGGGTAAAAGGAACACCCTCACGATACCATTTAATTTGTGTACCATCATTTACGATTGAAATATTATACCAAGTTTCACGATTAAGAGGAAAAGAAGGAAAAGATACAGAACTAGGCTTAAACGAATTATTCGCTCTAGCCTTATCAGCCGCAGCAACAGCCGTAGCATAAGCCGAAGCGTTATAATGTTCATACTCCGTCATAGGAACATAAGTTCCTAAACCCTGATGGTAAACATAATATACACTTGAATAGCGATAAGCAGAAATAGAAGAAGTATTACAAGAAATAGAAATACGCTCGACAGAATCAGAGCCATCAACGCCTAAAAAAGACAAAAAAGGAACGAGAGCAGACCATGACTCTACACCCTCTTCATAAAGATACAAATATTCGGCAAGTTCATTTCGAGGATCAGGAATCGAAATACTACGAGTAAATTCATTAGTATATTTACCAGATGAAGCAAAAGAACGAATAGCAAAAAAAGAAGAAACAGGGGTAAATGTTCGATTTGTACCATAATTCACACGAAATTCAATAGTATAAGGAGCTTCCAACTCCTGGGGTAAAGTAATAGATAAATTATCAGTAGAGGACAAATACAAACATTGACCGTAAGAATCCGATTCCCGATAAGCAGGAATAGAACCCTCTAAAAAAGAAGCAACAGAACCAGCACCAGAAGAATCCTTAATATTTCCGTCAAAATGATACAGCGCAACACAGTTATCGTTCTCCGGGACGGCATCATAGTTAATCACCTCACCGGCCAGCGGAATACCAAAAACATCATCAGCAGTTAGGTTATAACTATTGCGACCATCGGGCAGCTCAAAATAATAGTTGTCGCTAACTGCCTGCGCGGGGTCATTACAGCCATCTTGAATGTATGTAATATTAGTGTAAGTGGGCGCATAAGTAATAAAATAATTATAATCAACATCGTTATATGTTACAGGGATATAATAACTGTTGTAAGTCTGGTTATAATAAGCAGTATTGTACGTGAACTTAAAATTATTGCGGATATCATAAAAAGTTTTATTTGTCGTATTTAATACGGTATTATATGTTGAAGTGCCCAGATTCCGCATAGACACCTGCATCTTATCATAAGCCTTTGCAAGCCCCTGCTCATTGTAATATTTTCGATAGTCCATCGCCTTTTGAATAGTATCGGCATAGGCTTCATGAATTTGAGCAGAAGTATTATAAAGCTCAATACACTGACCAACAAAATACAATGCATCGCCGACCGGGAAAACAGCCATAGCTGGAACCACAGACAAACATATCATCAAAGCCGCTATCAAAACGGCAAGTATTTTTTTCATTTGTAACCTCCCATATCTTTTCAATAGAAAAGGGGCGAGGATTTACCCCGCCCCTTTCGGGTCACTTCGCTGCTCTCTTCAAACCCTTGAAGATACGAATACCAACAGGGATAAGACCGGCAGCCAGCAGGAACAGCAACACCGGCTGCTCCGTGATCTTGGTAATGACAGTACCAACGAGGGTAAAAACATCACCCATTGCAGCAATTACAGTCTGCATTACGGTAGGGGTAGCGTCCATACATTACACCTCCCTTACTTCGCAGCACGTTTAAGGCTGCGGAAAATCCGAATACCGACAGGGATAAGGCTGGCGGCGAGGAAGAACAGCAGCACAGGCTGACCAGTGATGTTGGTAATTACAGTACCAACCAGGGTGAACGCATCGGACATTGCCTTAATAATGGCTTCCATAAAAACACCTTTTTAACCTTTCTTTGAATTTAATTTTATTTGAACTCCGGCCAGAAGTATCAAACTAAATGATAATTACCAATTCCCCGCTTTTAGGAATATGGCAAATGACCTCACGGTCAAGCATCGTCGGCTGATCAAGCAGAGCATTAAAGGTAGTCACACCGCAATCTATCAGCTTGGTCATATACGGCTTTTGATAAATATGGTACGAAACGCCCGCACCATAGCAATACATTAAATCACTTACTTTCATCTTTACTGCCCTCCAAAGCTGCATCTAAACGAGCCATATCTTCAAAGGAGATATTCTCCCCAATCATTCTTTCCGGCTCAAAATCGGCTTTATGTTCAATCGGGTCATAGAAAACGCTTCGCTGCACTTCCCCCGGGGTTAAATGCCTTTGGTCACGCTCACACATATTCAATACACGATTTTCAGAGATCACCGCCGACCATATACTACCGGCACGGCGAAGCGTACCCCAACAGCCATTTTTCAGCGCCCAACGAACCGCATTACTCATCGAGCTACAACGAGCATCTATGATATAGTCCGCAAGCCGTCCCGCCTGTATTTCCTCATCATCCCGAAAAAACTTATTGATAGGAAAAGTAGCAATCACCGCTTCCAGCGGATAATGAAATTTATCGGGATCATCGGCATGAATTAGATACCGGATAAAGGCATCAAAGCTACGGCAGCGCTCTATCATGTTTTCCGCTACACCGAGGTCATCAGCCAGCGCCGAAAGATACCGAGCCGCTTTTAACCGACCTACCCAATGAATATGGGGCTTTTTCAATTCTCCGTTTTCATCAACATCTTTATCATGCAGAATATATGCAAATTCGGGAAATGTGCTTTTAAGAATATTTAGAACATCATCACAGCAATAGCTTTCACTATCCGGATAAAGAACCCCTTGAAATTTTCTATCCTTTATTCCGTCCTTTGCCATTTTCTTTTACCCACTTCTTTATTTGATTTTGGAACACGGTACACGCACGCTAAGACATAGCCCAGCGTGCGTGCCGCCGTGCGGCTGGGGCTGAAGCCCCGCAGCCTGCACAGCGGCCATTGCATCAAGCCAGCTTTGCCTTGAATTTGCCGTCCTTGAGCGTTAGAACGACATCGGCAGCATCACCAGGTTTATAGCTTTTAGCGGAGTACATCAGGCCAACTCGGCCGTTTTCGTCCTTGCAGTAAACCTCATTCAGGAACTTGCCCGCACTAACTTCCATGTCGGTCGGGACTACGCTGATAATGGTCATTTTCATTTGCAATACCTCCAAGCAAAATTTTTTGTGGATTGCCGCACAGCGATTTCGCTAAATCCAGGTTATAGCGAAATAAAAAAGGCACCCACACGATATAACTCGTGTGAGTGCAAAATTCACTTTTTTATTTCGCTAAACCGTAGGTAAGTTGTCGCAACAAACGGGAAAATATACGAGTATAACCAAACAACAAACAGTTTTTCTGCCGAACCAATAAAACAGATAACCACAGAATTAGAGACTAGAAATTATACTTGGTGTTATAACGATGGCCATATTTATATGCCGTATTCGTCAAGATTGTATGTCTGTGATGCTCAAACACCTTTGGCGAACAATAACATGATAATTTCCCTTGATATTGATGGCGCTGTTTGGAAGGCGTTAAACACAAAGGATGTTTCCGCAAGTGTATACCCTATCAAGGTTTTGGTTGGCGATACCGATGGGTGGGCTGTACAGAAAGATGCTTACCTGTACGATACCGCCACAAACAAGTGGACAAAGCTTGATGGTTCTTCTACCTATCAGGATATGCAGAACGCACTAAATATATTAGGGGTGAACTAAATACTCACCCCGGAAAGGGTGAATATGAGTATTTTAGGAAATCCCATTACATTGGGTGGTGGAGGAGCTGATTTGAACATTGACTTTGGCTCCACACCCCCCGCAGATACAAGCAAACTGTGGGTTCCGCTGGGGAAGAAGCCGGATAAGGTTTCCGTTATATCCTATTTTGATGGCCAAACAGGAAATCTTCAATCACTTGGTTCTTTTTCGCCAGAGTCTGGCGGTGGCGCCAGTTATTTGTCACCAAGAATAGTCGGAGATGAACTTTGGGTTGTACGAATCAATACATTTGTGAGTAGTGTTGAAAGAACTGTTATAGCAAAATTCAATCTCAAAACAAAGCAGTTTGTTGAAACCTTAACAGCATATAATATTGGTTATTTGGGATGTGGAATTGTTAAGGTAGGTGACAAGATATATTCTCTTAACACACATTACGCAAGTGGAGGTTATGGCTACACCGAGGATAAAATGTGTATTATCGACCCGACAACAGGAAAGTATAACCGTACCACTCTTTCAATTAGTGAAATTACATCATATGCTTATATAAGTGCAGTTACAGATGGGAAATATATTTATGCTCTTGGCGGTTCTAATAGTGACTCCGTTGATAAGATGTTGGTTATCGACCCTGAATTATTGAAGATTACAAAAACCATCTATTTTGGAACCAATTTGTTTCGTGCCACAAGCATTATATACTATAACGGATTTGCATATTTCGCTTACAACAATACTTTAACGGTTTCGGAATGTACGACTCGTATAAAAAGAATAAATCTAACAACATTTGAACATTCTGACATATACCAAAGTGGAGCTGATATGAAGTCAAGCTATCTATGGTCACTGACAAATGATGGCGAAACGGCATTTTTGGCTTGGGCAAACTGGGGAAACGCATCTTCAAGCACAAACTATTCATTGAAGACACTAAAGTTTAATCTCTCTGACACAAACATAACCCCTGTTGTTATTAGTGACCAAAAGCCCGGAAATTACTTGAGTAGATTATTCCAAGAAGCGTATCTTGGGAATATTTATTCTTGCCTTAATGATACATTATACACAATTCCTTACAAGCGTGACTTGGCGAGTGGTTATTTGGCGATAACTGCTGATATCTCCAAAGATGGTATTGATATTTTAGCCGACAAGAATAACTCTATCTTCATAAATCCGATATCAGTTTATCTCGGAGATGAAAATTCGATAGCACAAAAAGTGGATGCATATTTGTACGACAACGCAGATGGAAAGTGGAAAACGCTTGACGGTGTTTCTTATACAGCGGATATGCTCAGAGCACTTAATATTATGGGGGTGAACTAAATGGGCTATTACACAGAAAAAGCCAAAGAAGTAAAAGCAAAGCAGGATGCAGAGATGGAACAGCTAAAATCAGCTTTGCAGACCCTTGGCGTAGAAACCGAAGAAAAGGAGGAAACAGCCAATGCGGAATGACATCTTAGAGCAGGCGCAGGAAATCCGAACGAGCATTGATAGCGTGACCGGCACTATGGCTGACGCTGATGCAGCAAAGAACCCCATGTTGTTCCTACCATGGGAAGTTGGCACCAAGTATGCGGTGGGTGACCGCAGGCGGCACGATGGCAAGGTATACAAGTGCTTGCAGGCTCATACCTCACAGGCAGACTGGGAACCCCCGGCTTTTCCTGCCCTGTGGGTAGTCGTCAATGTCAGTTCTCCCGGCACGATTGATGACCCAATCCCAGCATCGAGGGGCATGGAATACGAGTACGGTAAGTATTACCTTGACCCGGAGGATGGGAAAACCTACCTCTGCAAGCGTCTGAATGAGACCGGAACCATTGTGCTGCAGTACCTCCCGCATGAGCTTATAGGGCAGTATTTTGAGGAGGTAACCTAATGGATATTTTCCTCCCCAAAGATGTGCATGAAGAATTCGCCAGGCGCATGGAGGATGAAAACCGGCGGCAGAACCACCGGATTGACAACCTAGAAAACAGCGTGAAAGCCTTTGGCGAGATCGCCAACAGTGTAAACCGCTTGGCCACCAACATGGAGACCATGACAACCGAATTAAGCCGACAGGGCGAACGCCTTGAGACGCTGGAAAGAAAGCCGGGGGACAACTGGAACGCTGTCCTCCGGTCTATTTTAACCGGTATCGGCGCAGCTATTGCTGTTGCCGTTGTCGCTGTAATCGCTAATAACCTCGTAAAGTAAAGGAGAATGGAAATGAACGAATTTGTAACTTGGACTTCCCTTGGCACTTATGCTGGCGCTGTAATGATGGTCACAATCATTACCCAGTTCCTCAAGCAGACCCCTCTCAAGAACATCAACACCCAGCTGCTTGCTTACATCATCTCTGTGGCCATCCTCATCGGAGCCGAAGCCTTTAACGGCTCTGCTCTGACGGTACAGGGCGTGGTGCTGTGCCTGCTTAATGCGGTTATCGTGGCCTTGGCTGCCGGTGGCACTTATGATGCTGCTACGACCGGCATGATCAAACACACTGATGCGGCTATTTTGGATGCCGAAGGAAAGGGGGAGGCCTAATGGCTTTCCTCTCTCCCGATAATGTACGCTATGATAACGGCGTAAAAATCTGTGAGAAGATAATCCCGGATTCTGCGGTTTGGAACCGTGATGTTAAGGAAGGTGGTTACACCTACCGAAAGGGAACGACCTATAAGGCCAATCGTCCGCTTTCTGCGATTAAAGGCGTCACAATACATAATACCGGGCGCATCAAGATTCCTAACGGAACCACAATGGCGGAGCAGTACACCCGCGCTACCTACCCGAACTGCAACATGGGGTCTGTCCTTTCCTTGCGTACC